TTATGCGATGATTTTTTGTCTATAGTTTTATTGGTGATTAGTATCAAACCATACACCCTATACACCAACCCTACACCGAATATCAAAAAGAGTGATAAATTTTGACCGAGCAGGAGCTTAAAAGACTGAAACATCAGGCATACGACGGCAGCATAAATCTTGATAATCTCCCCGCTCCCGAATACCGATATTTTGACCGTATCCGCAGACTTTACAAAAGATACAAGTTTGACAAAAATATGCCCAAGGATTTTGCCGAACGCATGAAACGGATAGCGTACTCTGAATATATGCAGGACATTGAAGAGCACAAGAGGTACACTTCGATGTATGCACAGTATCAGTACAACATTAAGCAGGCGGGCACTCTCAGGAGCGAGCTTGTAAAGTCCGACGATATTTACGATATCGCCGACAAGGCAGTAATGATAGTGGGACTGCTCACGGGAGATCTGGGACTGAGGAAGAGAATGAATACAAAATTAAAAGGAGCGACAAACAATGAGGACATACATACCAAAATATCTTGACAAAGAGGTTTACAAGCGTGTGCTTTCCGTGGCACGCAGCTATGAGGATAACAAGCGCCGAATAAAGTCCATCGAATTTGACAGGATATACAGCACGCCTGACTGCACTGTGCATGGCAGCGGGATATCCAAGCCCGTTCAGTCGGTAACGGAACAGATTGAAAAGCATACCGCTCTGCTTCAAAAGCGGGTTTCTGCTGTTGACAGAGCGCTTGCGGTATTTCCTGATCACGAGCAGCGCTTTATTATGCAGAATGTCTGCGGAAGCACTCCTATGATATATTGTGATACACTGAACTGTGAGCGCACATGTCAGGCTATACGCCACGATTTTCTGATAACTCTTGCATCCGAGCTTGGAGAAATTCTTTAAATCTGTGCGGGTACGGGGCAATTTTCTGATGTATTATTATATCATGCAAAGAATGCAAAATCGCCTGCTCGGCACCTCACGGCCGTCAGGCGATATTCTTTGCTGATTTTTCTCCATTTTTAGCATTTTTTAAATTAGTTTCCAAATTTTGTTGACATATGATTATTTTTGTGGTATTATGTAGAAAATATTTTACGTGAGGTGTAACATATATGGCTGATAACAGAAATACTGGTCCCAACCATAATAACAATTCTGCAGGAACTAAAAAGCCTAAATGCTTTGTAATGATGCCGTTTAGCGATCACTTGGAATACGAACAAAATCATTTTTCAAAAGTGTTTAATCAAATAATAAAGCCTGCTATAATGCAAGCTGGCTATGAACCTGTACGGGTAGATCAAAACAAAATTAGTGATCAAATTATTGCAAAAATTATTGAAAATATAGTTGAATGTGATATGGCTATATGTGATTTAAGTACCAATAATCCAAATGTTTTATATGAATTAGGATTACGCCACGCATTTGACAAACCCGTTGTTTTAATAAGAGACAATAAGACTCAAAATATTTTTGATATCCAAGGTATATCTATAATACAGTACAGAAGTGAACGACTTTATGATGAAGTAATTGAAGATGTTAACCAAATATCAAGTGTTATAACTGCCAATAAAAAAGGAAACAGTGGCTATTCAATGATGCAACTTGTTAAGCTTTCATCAAAAGCAGAGTTTAATGCTAATGACGTTGATGCAAACCCATCTAATATAAATACTGCATTACTTCATCAAATAATAAATATGCTTAATTCATCAAATCACATTCGAGATAATATTATTTCAAACGAAGATGTAGATTTACTCATTTTTAAGGCTGATAAAATAATCAGTGATAATGCTGATCTTATTAACAATAATAATGGAAACAAGTCTATCAACCTTAGTGCTATTGACACAGAGTTAATGCGAATGCAAAGATCAATAGAGGACGCTCTTAATTATAATGACACATCAGGCACCCAACGCAAGAAACTCGCCCAAAGGTACTCACAAATAAATGATTTACGTCATTTATATAATTATAACGATATATAATTGTATGGAGCTGTTGCAATGTGAACTGAAACAGCTCCATTTATATATACTCCAAACCAAGCAGGTGGTGACCCGTGAATGAAAAAAATCTAATATCAAATTCCGAACGAACTCCGAGTGAACTCCGAGAAATCACTCAAAAAGGCGGCAAGGCCTCGGGTGAAGCAAGGCGGCGCAAGAAGGATATGAAGCAGAAGATGAAAGCTCTGCTTGAACTCCCCGCTGCTGCCAATGACAGGGAGCAGCTTGAAGCTCTCGGTGTTTCTCCCGATGATATGGACAACGAGATGGTGCTTGTTATGTCTATGTTCCTCAGTGCTGCTCAGGGCGATACAAAGGCGTTTGACAGGGTGATACAGATACTCGGCAAGGATATTGCGCACGAGGAGCTTGCCCTTAAAAAGCGTGAGCTTAAGTTAAAGGAAAAGGCTTCTTCCGAGGGAGACAGTGCGGCACTCTCCAAGCTTGATGAAGTCCTCGGCAAGATCGAAGGGGGCTTCTGATGTTCACGGATATGCAAAAGGAATATTTCCGGGAGGCTGTGCATCGATGGAACGTCAAGACAGGGGCGACCCGTTCCGGCAAGACGTACATGGACTATTACGCCATTCCCAAGCGCATTCGCAATGTTGCGGGGCGTGAGGGGGCTGTGCTGCTTCTGGGGCACACTCAGGGCACGCTGCTCCGCAACGTCATATATCCCCTGCAGGAGCTGTGGGGCGAGGAGCTGGTGAAACCTATCCGCACGACTGACAACACGGCTATGCTGTTTGGCGAGCGGTGCTATTGCCTCGGTGCCGACAAGAAAACATCGGTGGACAAGATACGAGGTATGTCGGTCAAGTATTGCTATGGCGATGAGGTCGTGACCTGGAGCGAGGCGGTTTTTGATATGCTCAAATCCCGACTTGACAAGCCTTACAGCTGTTTTGACGGCACTTGCAACCCTGAGGGTCGGCAGCACTGGTTCAAGAAATTTCTTGACAGTGATGCGGACATCTACTGTCAGAAATACACCCTTGACGACAACCCCACGCTTGACCCGAATTTCGTCAGGGCACTGAAAACCGAGTATGCAGGCACGGTCTATTACGACCGCTATGTGCTGGGCGATTGGGTCAATGCGGAGGGCGTTATATATCGCCGCTTCAATGACTGCCCCGGGGATTTTATCATAGACGATCTCAACGGTTTTGACTTTGCATTTGCCACTGCGGGCGTTGACTTTGGCGGTGGCACATCGGCTCATGCGTTTAATTGCACGGCGTTTACCCGTGGGCTTCGGGATATGGTGACTGTTCACGATTACCGCAGGAAAGATGCTGCGACACCTGAGCAGCTATATGCTGATTTTGCGGGGTTTATCGCAGAATGCAGGCTCATTCTCGGGGGCGTTCCGCTGGTCAATGTATATTGCGATAGCGCAGAGCAGACACTCATCGAGGGTATGCGCATAGATGCGGCGAAAAGAAATTTGTGTGTGGAAATACATAATGCCCGAAAGGGTCCCATAAACGACCGCATACGTTTCTACACGGTGATGATGGGTGCAGGGCGGTACAAGATACTTAAAGGCTGCACATCGACCATAGATGCGCTCTCAGAGGCTATGTGGGATAGCAAGGTCAAAACGGCTGATGTCCGCCTTGACGACGGCACAACAAACATTGATAATCTCGATGCGCAGGAATACAGCACGGAGCCGTATATGAACGATATGATGGAAAGGACAATAGGTTTATGATACCCGAAAAACAGCGGTATGAAAATCTTGAAAAGTTCACGCCCGATGTTGTCGGGAGATATGATATACCTGTTATAAAGGCTGATAAAGTCTATTTCTCCGGCTTTATCGGCTTTAATTATGCCGCAACTGCAAAGGACAGGGCAGAAAAAGCGGTGCATTTCTTCCTTGACGATTACCAGTTTTTCAGGGTATGGAACAGACCGAGGGATTATATAAACACGCTTTCACAGTTTGCCTGTGTGCTGTCTCCTGATTTTTCGCTGTACACCGATTTTCCTGTGGCTATGCAGATATATAACCATTACCGCAAGCACTGGCTTGGGGCTTACTGGCAGTCCTTCGGGATAAAGGTCATTCCCACAATTTGCTGGAGCGATGAAAGATCCTTTGAGTGGTGTTTTGACGGCGAACCTGCGGGCGGCGTTGTTGCCGTTTCATCGGTGGGAACGCAGAACAGCAGGGCAGCGAAAGCGGCATTTCTGAGGGGCTATGAGGCTATGTGCGAACGGCTCTGTCCGTCCAAAATAATCTTTTACGGCTCTGTTCCCGATGAATGCAGAGGGAATATAATTCACATCAAATCTTTTCAGGATAAATTCAGGGAGGCGATGACCTGTGGGCGGTAGAGGAAGTGCAAGCGGGGTGAGCGATAAAGGCAAGCGATACGGAACCGAATACACAACCATTTTGCAAAGTGGAAATATAAAATTTGTCAGGACAAACAGCGGCAGTGCTACTCCACCATTGGAGACTATGACTAAAGGTCGAATATATGTAACGTTAAATTATGATAATAAGCCTAAATATATCACTTATTACAACAAAAAGAACAAGCATTTTAAGCAGATAGATTTAGACAAAACTCATATTATTAACGGTATTCCAACCTTGCCACACACCCACAAGGGGTATTATCATAATGAAAAGGGTGATTTTGCTCCTTCCGGCAAAGAAAATAAAATGGTTGACAAAGTATTAAAAACGTGGTATTATCATAATAACAAGTAGAAGTGTTGAGAGGAACACGCACAATTATGTGAATGGGCGGTGCAACTCCGTCCGCTTGTTACCGTCTGAGAGATCAGGCGGTTTTTTTATGCCTTTTTTAGACAGGGAGTGATGAAAAATGATGATAGAAAAAATGCGGCAGGCGTTTCCGGAGGAAGAATTTCCTGGGGATAACGGCTTTTACAGCGGATATATGGACAGGTGGCAGGACATTTACGAGGGTCGCCCCAAATGGCGTGAGGTGAAGCGTGCGGGGCTGAACAGGGGCACTGTGCGGCAGATGAATATGCTGAACACGGCAAAGATACTGTGCGATGAGTTCGCTCACAAGTGCTTTGCGGAGCAGGTGGATATATCCTGCGGGTCAAAGGAATATGACGACTTTATCCTTGATTTTCTCTGTCGTGAAGGGTTCTGGAAGAACATTCCCCGACTGCTTTCGGCGGCGTTTGCTCAGGGCGGCTGTGTTCTGAGGGAATACATAGAACGGGGCAGGGTGCGGCTCTCGTTTGTTGAGGGGCGGCAGTTCTACCCATTGAAATGGGACAACAGGGACATTACCGAGGGCATTTTCGGCATGGTATCAGCTAAGGGCAAATATTATTACACGTTATTCGAGAAGCATTCCGTCAAGGATGATGATATCCTTGTGGAGTGCTTTTTGTTTCGTTCTTCTGACCCCAATGCTCCGGGTGACAGAGTGCCGCTGTCGGTGCTTTATCCCGATATGGCAGACACGTTCACATATGCTATGGACACGCCCCTGTTTCAGTATTTCAAGACCGATTTTCCAAGCAACATTCCCACGGAGCTGCCTCTCGGCATAAGCTGCTTTGCAAACTGCGAGGACACGCTCAAAGCCCTTGATGTGGCGTTTGACAGCTTTGCGAGAGAATTTATCCTCGGCAAAAAGAGGATAATCGTGCCGTCATCGTGCATTCGCACCGTGGTCAATCCCGAAACGGGTAAGACAGAGCGGTATTTTGACGCTGATGACGAGGTTTATCAGGCACTGAAATGCGATGAGGACAAGGACCTGAAAATCACCGACAACACTGTGGAGCTGAGAATTTCCGAGCACGTTGACGGCATAAATGCGCTGCTGAATATTCTGTGCTTTCAGGTGGGGCTTTCTCCCGGCTCGCTGTCATTCGACAAGGCGGGCGGAGTTAAGACCGCAACCGAGGTGGTTTCCGAGGAAAACAAGACGGCTGTTACGATACGCTGTCAGAAAAATCTCCTCGTTGAGTTCATTGAGGAAATGTGCAGGGCTGTGCTCAGGCTTGCTATGATCACGGGTGAAGTTCCGAACGGTGATTTTGAGGTCACTGTGGCGTTCAAGGACAGCGTTGTTATTGATGACAACACGCTTATCGCAAACAACATCAGTCTTGTAACGGCGGGGCTAAAGTCAAAGATTTCTGCCATTATGGAGGTTATGAAATGCGATGAAGAGGCGGCAAGGCGAGAGCTTGAACGGATAAATGCGGAGAGTGCTGTTTTCGGAGTTTCGGACGGTGACGGCTTTGTAACTTCGGGCGGTGATGCAGGTGACAAGGGAACAGTATGACGAGCTTTCGGCGCCTCTGGTGCGGGTGCTGCTGGATATGGAAGACGATATCCTGCGGGAAATCGCGGCGCAGCTTTCACGGGACGGAGATATTTCCGACACGTCAAAATGGCGGATAAGGCAGCTGGCGAGGGCAGGACGTTTCGACAAGCGGGCGGCGGCTATCATTGCGGGATATTCCGAGGTCGAGGGCGGTCAGGCTATGGACGCTGTTCTGACGGCGGCTGAGACTGAGATAGGATATCTTGACAATGCGGTGCAGGCGGCGAATGCTGCGGGGCTGTCGGAATATTTCTCGGACATTCCTGCGGAAACCTCAGCCATGAATGCTGCCAAGGCGTTTCAGCGGCAGGCGGCAAGTGACCTTAACCTTGTAAACACGGTCATGGGGTACAAGGCAAAATCGGCGTATGTGAATGCCGTTAATGCCATTTACCGTGACACTGCCGAGGGCAGGCAGTCAGCACTTGACATTATGGGCAAGGGTGCGGCAAAGGCTGTATCGGGGCAGATGTCATTGCAGGAAGCAACAAGGAAAACCATACGGGAGCTTGCTCAAAAGGGCATTCCCGCTTTCGTTGACAAGCGTGGGCGTGAATGGTCTCCCGAGGCTTACGTTATGATGGATATGCGGTCTACTCTCGGGAACACGGCGAGGGCGGCGCAGGACGCACGATGCGATGAATACGGGATAAATCTTATCGAGGTCTCCTCACACATGGGCGCACGTCCCTTGTGTGCGACCTATCAGGGCAGGATATTCAGCCGTGACGGTTCCAAGGGGGTGACTGTGGACGGAGCAGGCGGCAAGATATATTACACTCCCCTTTCGGAAACGAGCTACGGTCAGCCTGCGGGACTTTTCGGCATAAACTGCGGGCACGTTCAATATCCGTTCGTTCCTGGCATCAACTTTCAGAGATATTTCCCCTATCCAAAAGAGGAAAATGACAGGCGGTATATGCAGTTTCAGCAGCAGAGAGCTATGGAACGGTGCATAAGAGCCGCCAAGCGTGAATGTATGATGTTACAGGAAACGGGCGACACTGAGGGCTTGCAGAAAGCTTCTTTACGGCTTCGCAATCAGAGGGAGAAATACAAAACTTACTGCAAGGAGACGGGGCTTAAACAGCACAATGACCGCACTCAGGTTTATGGGTATGACAGGAGCAGGTCGAGCAAGACGGTTTGGGCGGAGAGGAAGGCGAAATCAGGGCTTGACAATGGCAGCGGAAGTGGTATAATGAATATGACCACAAACGCAAACGGTACCCCTGTAAAAATCGTTAAAAGGACTGACCTTACAGGCGAACCCAACAGCATTACCCAAAGAGAAAATACCAAGGGCGGGATCGACAGAAACTATTATGATGGAAACGGCAAGCAGACCAAGCAAGTTTCAAATCATGATCATGGCAATCCCAAAAACCACCCGTTTGGCAAAAACGGTGAACACGCTCACGATTATTCATATGATGAAAACGGAGATGTAACCCGTAGTGAAGCCCGAAATTTAACAGATGAGGAACGCATGGAAAATGGTGATATACTATGACAGCTAAAAAAATAAAAAGCAGAATAAGTGAAATAGCATCACATTTCACATTTGAATTCAACGGCAAATCCTGTGGCGTTGACCCGTTTTCAAAAAACAAATTCGATATGTGGTGCGGTGATAACACTTTAACCGTCAACAGCATTGACGATGTTATGGATCGCCCTTTTTTTGACGGAAAATGCTTATCGGAAATTTGCGGAGATATAGAGATAATCGACTTTTGATCACCTTACACAAGTAGGGTGATTTTTTATTGGAGGAGTGAGAATGTGGAATATATTTCCGAAAGAATAACCAATATTTCAGAGCTTGAAAAAACTCTTGAACTTCTGAATATAAAATCACAGCTCATAAAACAGAGCACCTGTATTTCCGACATACAGGCGCTTGCTTCCGATATAGCTTCTCTTTCTGAAAAAGCTGCTGGGTTTGAGTTCAGGATCGAGAAGAGAAAGGTTATTTTATCCGAGTGATTTTTTGAGTATTGATTTCTTCGGGAAAATCTTTCAGCAACGGACATTGCAGATATTCAAGGCATCTGAGCGGTTTATACTCTGTCTCCTGCTTATGCAGTGGAAGCTTGCTGTTCTCAACAATCGGACAGGAAGCAGATTTGAATTTTCCCACACTTGAATCCATATCATCGGATAAATAATATTTTCCAAGCAAACAAATATCAATTCCCCATTTAGGACAATGTACCGGCTTTGGGATTTCGATATAGCGAACCATTAAACACACCTCCTTCCTTATGCTGATTATATCACGATTGGAATGAGAGGTCAATTAACCGCCCGTAAAGTGCCGCGCTGATATAGCAGTATAATCCAAACTACTATATTAAGACCAAAACAGCGAGCTATGAAAACAAAATACCGATACTTCATTTTGTGTGAAGTATCGGTATTTTTCGTTATATATCAATCCTTATCCGAAAATACTATCCAGCTTTGCTTCCAATGTCCCGTCCTTAGCGAGCGGCAGTGCATCACACTGACGCAGATGATGCTTCTCGATCAGTTCCCCACCGTCAAAGCCAAAAATGAAGTGCAGGGCGATCTGATAGATGATCTCAGTCGGTGCAAGCCCATATACTTGATGCTCAAATATGTTCTGTAATCGCTGTGCTTCGTCAGGAAATGCCTGTTTCATGCCGTCGCTGTTGAACAGCCGCTTCACAATCTCTGCGATATACAGACCTGATTTCATGTACAGATCAGCAAAGGTCTTGCTCGGATCATCGAAACAGCCGGGATTTTCCTGCTCCAGCATATCGACCATCTGCTTCACGATACGCTTGGGCGTGAAAATCTGATTGGTCTTCTGTGGTGGGATGTAGTCGAAAATATCCTCTATATGCGACTCATCAAAGTAATTGCCCAACCGTGTACGCAATGCCAGGAATTCCTTAATGGAATCATCGAATACCACAGGATCAAAAAGCTTTCCGGGGTAGCGCTTTTCCTTGCCTGTATCTGAATCGGTATAAGAACCACCGTCCCGCAGGAAACGAAACTGGTCAAGCGTGATACTGGTCACTTCGTAGAACACTTCATCGGGGATTATCATATCGAAGGTAGACAGCGTGGTCTCCTCATCGCCGTATGCCATAAGGAATGACGGGATCGTCCTTGCAAAGCCACGTAGATGGTCACGGACTGCCTCCTCAATGGTTTCCTTAGTACGCTCACGCTTCTTGGTCTCGACAGTCTTTACGACCTCCTCACACAAAGTTGGTACGGTTTCCTCCAGCACATTGCTGACACGCTCCTTGAAAGCATCGGTCGCCTCCTGCACCAGTGTATCGAACTGTTCATTGACCTCGGCAGCAGTCTGCCCTGTTTCACTCAGATGTGAAAGTGCGTCCTGCCGCTGTGCTTCCAGTGTTTTCTTCTGAATGGAATAATCGCCGTATTCCTGTGTAACAAGCCTGTCCGCTTTCTGTTCAAGTTGCTTTTGGAGCTTTTGTGCATCACGCTTTTTCAGGTCAGCGCCATAGGTATCATTTGTTACCTGCATCACAGGTGCAACAAGCTCTTTGCGGAACACATCTTGCAAATGGGATATCTGCTGATTTTCTGTCGATTCAGGGGTGGCAAGTATCTCCTCGGTCTTGCGTTCCAGCGTTTCGGAAATATCGCTGTAGATCTTATCTCCAAATACGTCCTGTGCCGTGCCGATAACAAATTCGTCCGAAAGCTCCACTTCGCCCTCATCATTGACAGACAGGTCTTCTCTCGTTTCAGGCGATACATCGACCAGATCTCCCTCCGGCGCATTCGGCAGAGAGCTGATAATATCAATGACCTCTGGCGGTGCATTGAAGATATTGGCGATATTCTGAAACAGGAAATTAGACATAAAGCCACGGCGGACGACTTCTAGAGAACGTATCTTTCTCGGAATGGACAGCACTTTCTCTGCATCAAGCTCGATCATCTCGCCATTTTCGTCCTCGCCGATGACCGGGAAGAAATTGAGCAGCTCACGGACATTCTGCTTGCGCTGGTCGCTGTCACCCTTGCCGCCGGAAGTGCCGCTGGACAGGTCATTCGCAAATTCCTCGAAGATGATCAGCGTTCTTGCCGGATCGAAGTCAAATACATAGGCGTTCTTCTTCACATGAAGCGTGCCGTTCTCCTGATAGCGCCACGGGTTCTGACTGCGGAAAGCCGCCTGCATATACAGCGCCGGAGACTTGATATTGGATAGCATCAGCACAGCCGTCCACTCCGGAACGGTGATACCCGTGGTCAACTGTCCGACAGACAGCGTGATCGTCTTATCGTTGTGGTCGATGGCATCACGCACCTTGTCGTATGCCTTTTTAGTCTCCTCTTCCTCGGAGAGTTTGCCGTCACCGGCAGCAAGCACGATCTCATATTCTCCAAAGACTGGGTGCGCCTTGAGCTTCTTTGCCAGAGCCTTTGCACTGTCTACACGATTCAGCAGCCAGAAGGTATGTTTCAGTTTCGCACGGAGTTCAGGCGTGGAGAACGGAAATTTCTCCTGTGAAGTCAGTGCATCAAGGAAACGGTCAACCGACTCCTCATACACAAAATCTCCGTTCGCCTTGACAGAGAAGAACAGATTCAGGTCAAAGGCATACTCCTCTGTCTCGCCCTCGATCTCAACGCCCTGCTGCAACTCCTCACGAATGATCTCGGACATCTGATAGGTGAACAGATTGAGCTGCGGCAGGTTCTCATAAGGATTATTGCGCTCCGCATCATTCCAGCCTGCCTTTGCTTTCTGTTCGTCGGCATACGTCCAGTTATAGATCGCATCGGACGGGAATTTATCATTTGCCAGCGCCTTGAACGGAGTACCCGACAGGTGCAGAGTGTGATTACGCTTGATCTGATGAAACGCCACATCGGTCTTGGAAGTATCAACGCCCTCATGTGCTTCGTCAATGACCAGCAATTCCCACTGCATATTGACAAGCTCTTTCAGCTTGTCATGCTGTCCGCCGAAATACAGGGAGCCTTTCAGATCTTGCAGGCTGACAAATTCGATGCAGTCCGCCAATTCCTGCGTCAGGCTTGCCGTGTATTCCTCACGGGACATGACAAACGGCTTGCCTTTCAGGGCAGAGACCTCACTCACGAAACGGAACCCCGATTCCGTGCCAATAAACTTGACAAAATCCTCATACCACGAATTTGCGATAGCGGGGCGGTTCGTCACGATCAGGATATTGCAGGCATAGTCGCCCTTGGTCGCCTGCAAGCGCTTGCAGAGGTCGTAGGTCGCCAGCGTTTTGCCGAAACGTGGCTTTGCATTCCAGAGAAATTCGCCCTTTTCGTGGCTCATAAAGTAGTCAAAGGTCTGCGAGACCGCCTGCTCCTGCTCGGCACGGAGTTCATAGGCGATTGTCCCGACCTTATCCATAACGCCTTTGGTACGGCGAAATTTTGAGTACAGCGTGAAAGATTCATCGCCGCTGATGCGGAACCACTCAGGCTGTTTCTTTTCGCCGTTCATCGGCGTCATACGCTCAACGCCCTGCTTTTTGAGATAGGCGTGGAAATCACTGTCACGGAAATACGTCCTGCCATCGGCAAAAACAGCAACATCGCTCCATTCGGTGTGGTGCGGGATATGCGCCGTCTGTAACTGCTGACGGATGCGGTCTTCCACATCGTCCTGCTCGGTGTAGCCGATCTTCACCCAGCCGTCATGGTCGGAGATCGTGGGAGTGGTATAGCAATAACAGCGCGGCATAGCTGTTTTAGTCGTCTGAATGCTGATCTTTGCCATTTATTCCATCTCCTTTACATGGGTTTCGATGAATTTGATCTCATCGGGTGTCAAGCCGTATTTTTTGTAGAGCTGTTGGTCTATTTCAGCGATGGGTTTGCTCCAGTCGATGTCGCTGTTTGGGGTGAAGTCTTGGAGAGGGACGTATTTCCATGTCGGTTTTGCATTATTCTGTGTAACTTTCAATATACCCAACATAGTTCTTGCAAATTTGGTTTTCACATATTTCAGTGTAGCCTCAGCTTCATCTCTTGAATCTGTTTCACCTATAGAAATAAATGTTTCGGTGAATCCACATAATGGACTACCGCACAATGGAGTACTCAATACCTCACCTAATGTTCCGCTACCATTTGCCTTGGGAATCATTACTTTATACTTGAACAGATTAGGCACTTCTTTCACATAGTCTCGTCTAAACCACTTATAATATCTTTCGCCTTTCAGTAAACCAAATATCTGAACATACTCATGTCCATCATCAGGCTTTACATCTGTAAATAGTGCGGACATTCTTTCAAAAGCACTTGGTGCAATACGAGCATCTGCGGTTTTAGCTAATTCGTCAGGCTGTTCATCATAAGCAAGTTTGGAATATCGGTATAATCCTCTGTTAGTAATAACATCACTTAAACTGTTCTCGTTAAAAGCTTCAACCTTCCTTTTGATTTCATTGAGTTCGGAATATGCAGTAAATGCTTTGATAGCACCATAGTTTCGAGTAATATCATGATATGTAATAGCGACACCGCCTTTAATGTCAGTATTGCTAAATATCTTATCACTTTTAGGTTCGTAGAACAATACTTTAAAATGCTCATCGTTAAGCATAGCTTCATTCCATTCTTTTGGTGTTGCACCTGCATTAAACAAAAACCTTGCCGGAGTGATTAGTTCTACTTTATTTGCAACTTGCATTGATGCTTGATAAAATAAATGATATAACGGAGTATCGCTTTCATTTGCTCCCACAGAGTCCTGTTGATACGGCGGATTTCCAATTACATAATCAAATTTCATGCCTTTTCCTCTTTTCTTTAGACTTTTGAACAGCTTGGAATTATCTGCTCTCCAATCATATATTTTACAATAAACCGTTTTATCTTCGATAAGTTCTTCGTTTCCAAACAAAGACAACTGTACATTGTCATCATGGGGTATACCATATGGCAGTGTATCGTTCATGCCGTCCATTTGCCAAAAGTTCCAACAGATAACATTCAGAAACTTCGCCAACTCTTTTTGCGTTGCCTGCCTGTCCCACTTTGCTTCGATATAGTCCGCCAGCGTATACAGCAGATTCATGCGGGCGATCAGCAGGTTGTCCCCCTGATACTCATAGCCGTAAACGCTCTGAAATGCCCGAAACGCCCACTTGAACCACTCGGCTTCATCGGCGGCGTTCTCGTTTACAATACGCAGCTTGCGGTCAAGAATGCCGATGCGCCGCTCGATTGGAATGATCTCACCTGTCGATGTGTCGTAGCGTGATACGATGTAGGGCGCTTCTCCGCAGGTGATCTCCAGCCGACGGGAATCCACATACTGCTTCCAGTCTTTGCCCTCCGGGAATGTGACCGGATCGGTGCTGACCGTCCACTCCTGCCCCTCCTGATGATTGAATACATCGGCTCGACCGAACCACTCCGCATCACAGTGATTGTTCATCTGATTGACGATCCACGCAGGCGTGAAGACCTCAGCACGTTTTCGGGTGCGCTCCGTCTGCTCCGCTGCCGCCTTGTATACTCTCGGTTGAATGTCACAGGAATCAAACCCCAGCAGCACACCCTCGGTCATTTGCGAATTATCTCTATATTCTGCACCGTAATCAGTGTAGCTGTCCGATGCAAACATGATGTTTTTCCTTGTGGTCTTATCCTGCAGCAACCGCCCTACAAGCCCTCTGATCGGATAAGCATCCAGTTTTATCAGTTCTTCCAAAGGAACACTCCTCACTTGGCTAAACCGGGAGTTATGCCTGCATACCTGATAAATGCGGTGTTATACTATGTAAAGTATCGTGTGTAGTGAGAGGTTTCTCAAAATAGATACTTTTACGAAATCCGCAATAATTCAATGGCAGATGGCATACTACCCCTTATTGAAATTATACAAGATTTCACTTAAAATTTCAAGTATAATGCTGAAAATCAGCGGTTTGTATACAACAAGGGCAATGCAGATGTGCAGATTGCTATTCTGAGAGCGTTGGAGGGCTACTGAATGGAGAAAACAGGTATAACTATTACAAAGCGTAAAGACGGGCGGTATGTCGGGAAGTTCATCGCTGAATACGCCGATAACGGCAAAGCACAATATCATTATGTTTATGGCAAGACCTACGAAGAAGCCGAGAGCAAGGTGCTTATAGGACGTGAGATAGCCACACGCTATCTTTCGGGCAGATATATCACAGTCAGCAAGGTGTATCGGGAATGGCTGAATGCCGTGGTGAACCGTGTCAAGGAATCTACGCTTGCCAACTACCGGAACAAGTTTGAAAAGCACATTCTCCCCGAATTCGGAGATATACCCTGTGCCGACCTGACCGCAGGCAGGATAAACGCATTTATAAACAAAAAGCTCGCAGACGGATTATCTGCAAGCTATGTGAGTGATATATTTACCGTTTTCAAGACGATGCTGAAATATGCACAGGAGGAATATGGGTTCAGGTTATCGCTGAAAAATGTCGTTCTACCCCAAGCTGAAAGAAAGCAGGTTGAGAAGATCAGCGATGCAGAGCAGAAAAAGCTCGTTTCCTATCTGAAAGCCAATATGTCGCTGACTGCTTTTGGTATCCTGCTGTCGCTTTTTATGGGTTTGCGTATCGGTGAGCTTTGCGGTCTGAAATGGGAAGATGTCGATTTTCAGCACAAGGTACTGCGTATCCGCAGGACTGTTCAGCGTATCACTTCCGCTAATGGCAACAGGAAAACAAAGATCGTTATCTCCGCTCCGAAGTCCGCAACATCATTCAGAGAGATTGCCATCCCCGATATGCTCATGAAGTATTTTGAAATGTTCCGTGATAAAGCCGATTATTTCATCTTATCGGGTGCAGACAAGCCCGTTGAACCCCGCACGATGCAGTACCGCTACAAGAAGATACTGCAATCAGCGGAGGTAGAAAACCACAATTATCACAAGCTCCGCCACACATTTGCGACCAATTCCGCAGAGAAGGGTTTCAACGTCAAAGCACTGTCTGCCGTCCTTGGTCACAGCAGCGTTACCCTGACACTCAACAGATATATCCACCCTGACCGCACCTATGAACGCAGGCTCATGAATATGTGTATGCAGTTGTAAATCGTTGTCAGAACAGTATCTTGAAAATTGAATAGTGACGATTTTACGCTGTTTTGTGAGTGCTATCCTGAATGTATCTATTTTGAGAAATCGGCTTTTCTGTATTATATACGGTTACTGCGCTGAGGTCATGTAGTATGCGCGCCGGTATTGCGCTATTTGTGCGCTGATTGTGTGAAAGTACTCTTGCTTATAACAACAAAAGTCGTATCCAACGAACTGTGCTGGATACGACTTTGGTATTGTTATAGAAGTCTGAATATGCTCAGGCTACATTTTTCATATAGGGATCTACGAGTGTTTGGTGTTCTCCAAGTTCTATACCAAGAGCTGAAGCCTGTGCGATTTTCTCGGCGGAAGGGTGCCAACCATCAGGAAGGTTACGTATAAATCCTTCAACTCCAAAGGGAACACCATTGTTTAGCGTTTTGCTGACGGTGATTGCTTCCGTCTCAACAGTAGTGATCACTTCGGTTGTTGTCTCGATCATCGAGGGATCAGCAATAGGAGGAACTTTACTTGCGAGCTTCTTGCCTCCTTTAACAAGTGCTATAAGTGCATCCTTGTTCTTAAAAATAAGAACACCTACACCAACGGCAACTACAACTCCACCAATGATGAGAACCTTTTTCTTATTACGTTCCCACCAGGTGGTCTCGGTCTTATTCTGTTCGTTCATAGTGACTCCTCCTTTAGATTTAAGCAACAGCAATAACTGTTACCAGTGTTCGAGCGTGTCCCTTGTTACCCATAAAGAGAAAAGCGAACCCGTTCATTATCCTGACTTGCGACGAACTATAAAGGTGAGTGATATGCTTTATGTACCACTCGTACTCGGCATCGGTCATGTTTTCTTCACTCCTTCCTTCATACCGTGCCGTTTTGACCATATGCTGCCAGCTTTTAAAGCCGTCATAGTTCTTGACTCGTTCTTCGAGCCGCTGCATAGCGTGATGCGTGATCTCGATAGATTTTCGTTGTGGATAGTTCAGCATTTCTATCACTCCCTTCATGTTGTGAGCTTATTATATCATTTCTAACAGAGAACGCCAATCAGATTTGGGACTAACAAGTCCCATAGTCAACAACTCTGCTAAATCAAACGTTTTGTGAGTCATTAGAAAAGTACCTACTTCCTCTATGGTACTTAATCCAATCGTAAATCCTGCACAGAGATCATCAACAGACAGTTCTACCTGCATATCACCAGGAAGCGAGAATGATACTTTATCTAAAACGGTACCGTCGATTTCTCCATATTCAGGATCGTAACTGCATTGGAGAGCTTCTTCGACCTTATAATATGACAGCACATCGAGTTCATTATCATATATTTCTTTAAGATTACGAATATGCGCCTGCCCTGATATTAGCTTATCTATAAGAGAATTGATCTTATCCTGCGCATTTCGGTAAGCCCTGATCCGAAGTCGTATTATCTCCTTTCTGTCCGTACTTACCGAAGCAATTGCGTTTTCAATTTGTTCTATAGAAGAATAATGTTCATCATATTTGTCGGATATTTTTCCAAACAGGTCGAGATATTCTTGTTCGGAAAGATAATACCTCATAAATCGGCTTTTGTGTGACACATAGAGTGTATACTCACCATTAACATAGTCCATGAGATAGTATTCACCCAGTTCAGGAACAGTGTAGTTGTAAGTTTCATAGAATACATGAAGTTCGTTTTTTATTACTTTGGCTGAAATACGCTCATGATAGTTACGGGTATCATTCAGCGGTTCTGCAATTCTTTTTTTCTCAGCCATTGCCCTCCGTTGCAGCTCTATAAAGCAGTTTTTAAATATACCTGAATTTTCAGGACTGTCGTATTTATGATACCACTCACCCCTCATAGGATGTTCAGTACATGACAAGAAGCCATCAGGCTCTGCACATAATTCATATCTTTTTCTGCCATTATCGTCAAGCCACATGAGAGCATAGATTCTGCATAATCCTTTATAAGCAGTATCAAGAGAATCATAAGGATCGCCGTATATAAGCTCATCAGTTCGGCATTCTACCCTTTTCTTTACAATAGTGAACGGAGCGGTAGACTTTTTGCTTGTATTTCCGTCCCTGTGTTCAATAATATCAAAATAAGTACCTGTATTGTAGAATAAGTATTCATTTAATTCGTCAAAAGAAAGTGGAGGATCAACGGTCTCACGATTATTATTGATTAACTCCATAATTATTTTATCTCTTTTGTTTGCTTCATCAAAATAAGGCATACCATACTTTGATAATGCAATGTTTATTTCATCTATACTCATATGTACCATCATGCACATAGCAATCACACAGTCTCTTTTTTTGGTTGCTTTATCTCCATTTGCAATATATTTAGGCATTAGAGTAAGAGAAATGCCTAACTGGGTTGCAATGTCATCCTGTGATAAATTACAGCTGTTGTTATCATTAAATTCTTTTAGTTTGCTTCTGAAAAACTTAGAGAAAGAGAGTGGATTATCCGTATAATTATTTTCTTTTTCAAAAATAAGGTGTTGTGCCTTTGGGTTCATATACATACCTCCAATGCGATTTTTGAGCGACTTTTGCTGTATATATAATACCACAATCACCATGTTATAGTCAATCAGTTTTAGGACTTACAAGTCCTAAAACTGATTATATCAAAACTCATGCATAATCAAAAGTATAGCAAGAGCGAGCTGCCATAATGACAACTCGCTCTCTTGCTTATTCATCTTCGTCACTACATTCATCAAGTCCGTGAAGGAGTTGAATATAAACGCACTCCGTTCGTTTGAGAGCATACCGCCCGTTTCCGTCAGAAAAGCTGTCCCAATTCAGCATCGACCTTGACTGCAAATCTGTTCTGGAAGTGCAGTTCCTCAACGATAATAACAGCGGTGTTATCGGGAGTGTTCCTGAGCGAGCCAACAAATGTAATAATACCACCTTTTGAGTAGAGGAAACTTACTGATTTAGCGTTGTCATCAAATGCAAGGCAGGTAAACGTGTCTGTCTCGATGGAATCAACGCCCATATGCCTTGGTTGATCAACTGCGATGCTGAATTTGCAGTAGCTGTAATTATCCTCGGTTATAACGGTCAGATCGGTGGTGATACGTCCTGTCATCATTATTTTGTTCAGCATAGTCTACTACTCCTTTCAGTCCACGTCACTGCACTCGTCAAGCCCGTGCAGGAGCTGTATGTATATGCACTCTGCTCGGTCGTGTTCCTCACCGTCGGTGGACATCATAAGTTCAAGGAAATATGCCTTTGCTTCTTCATAGTCAGTCCAGACCTCACGTTTACCGTTGCAGAAAGTCGTGACCTTGCGTGATTTAGGCATTGCCAATTCAGGTGTTTTCAACATAATCTTTACCTCCAGAAGTTTTATTGTGAATCCATTATATCCGATAAAACTACCTGAGTCCAGTTCTGTGGAATGATTGTAGTAATTCTTGTGAAAAGCGCAGCAAAAAGTTGATTTTGCCCGGTACATTGCGCTATGACTCTGATTGACTTTTTAGGTGGTATGTGCTATGATAGAATGAAACAGGAGGAGGCGATAATTATGTCAGTCTTGAAATTCAAATGTAGGTGCTGTAACAGCTATCACGATATAAAACGAACTGTTCCTACAGGGTTCTCGGGTTGGAGTTATCTTGGTATGGAATGGTCTGACTTCACTGATGAAGTTCCGCCTTTGACGCAGGAGCGATGGCGTATCACCGAAGAAGTTAAAAAGATAGGGAGCAATAATATACCTAATGTCGGTGGTGTACGCACGGTAAGAGTGATGCTGCCCTTTGAGGAAGAGATCGGCAGCGAGTTCTACATGGACTATATGCCTGTATCTGCTTATATTGACAGTTTTGAAACAGCAGATCAGTTTGAAAATTCGGCTATCGTAAAATGCAGGTTTACTGAAATAATATCTGCTGATGATTACAATGCGTGGATAAAAGTCAAAGTGCTTGATGTTATAATGTTCCCACAGCTGGCAGAAGCATTTCCCGCATACAAAACAGAGGAGTCTTTGGAAGATTTCGGGACTATATGCAGCTGTAATGATATTGATGCAGACGATGCGCCGTGGAAACTTATTTCATGGGATGCTCAGGGAGATGTTTACGAGGGCAAAGTTATATTTACAGACGCAGGCGGTATAGCCCATATTGTTTGGCTGAACATTGAAGATTTCTTCACTCACATATCTTATTTCGGCAATATCATCAAGACATGATAAATTGTAATAATTGTATACATAGTGACAGGACAAGGTGTTTATCCATGTCCTGTATTTTTATAATTCTCTGTTGCAGATTTCCGCATACACATCTTCGGGTATCATCGGCGAGCATATCTCCGCAAGCAATTTTTCATCTATTTCGCCTGTCTCAGCATACTGCCTTCCCACCTTCTTCACAAGTGCCAGTCTCGGCACTGTTACCTCAGCAGCTTGGGGAGCATTGAACATAGGACTTTCGGGTACGGTAATGATAGTGTGGTTATTCGGAAACATCAGCTTGAATTGCATGACCGCAGGCTCGAAATTCTGCTTGCTGTTCGGAAATCCGCAGCCGCAGATCATCATGTATCTAAGGTGCGAAAAATCCGCCTGTCCGACGTGAACATACCTGTCGCCCTGCTTCTTCATCGCCATACTTGAAAGCGGCATCGTGCGGTCAGCAAAAGCCTTCATCGGTGCAGGCATTCCGTAGCAGTAAAGTGGGTAGCTGAACAGCAGAAGATCGTTCTTCAGAATTTCGCTGAGAAGCTCCTTCATATCGTAATTATGGATACACTCTCCGCCGTTGCGCTTGCAAGTGAAACAACCCGTGCAATATTCGATATGCTTGTCGATAATATTGACGATGTGGACTTCCTGCGGAGCGGCTTCTTTCATGCCGTCAAGGAACGCTCGTGTGATGTGCATCGTGTCACTTTTTTCACGCTTGGGACTGCCGTTAAGAACAAGTATTTTCATAGTGTATTTTCTCCTTCCGCTTCTCAGTTTTATGCTGATATTTTTATTATAAACCCGTGCGGAAGTCACGTCAATCCACGCTCCGCAGAGTGGATTATTTCGATGATTTTTTCTCTGTTCAGGTTTTGGAGAATGGTGGCTGTCACCAGAACTTCCAGCACATTGTATTCACAGTTCTTGTGTACACAATGTGCAGAGCTTGCTGGGTATGAATCTGAGCTCTTATTTTTGTTTTCTTCTGAGCTGTTTAGCTCGGTCATTTTTTCCTTTTTGATGTTCGGGGTCCAAGGGGTGGAACCCTCTGGCAAGCTGAGTATCGGAGAATTCAAATCTGAAAATTTGTAATGCGGAGATACCGAGCTTGCTGGGATTGATTATGCCCCTTTGGGGCTTCTCTGTATCCGAGCCATCAGGCTCGGTATTCTTGCTCACTTGTGGTCAATAATTTTGCATCAGATCTTCATCTATTATCGGTCGGGGTCATAGGGGGAGCACCCTGTCAAGCTATGTATCACAGCATTCAAATTTGAAATTTGTAGTGCAGGGATGCCGTGCTTGCTACTCTTGATTAAATCATTTTTTGAAATTTGAAATACTCTGGACAATGAACATAACGTATAGATATT